GTGGCGCTCACGGACACCGCGGCCAGGCAGGCCAAGCCCCGGGAAAAGGGCTACACCCTAGCGGACTCGCTCGGGCTGACGCTGTACATCGCCAACACTGGCGTGAAGAGCTGGCACTTCAGGTTCACCTGGCTTGGCAAGCAGGCCAGAATCTCGCTTGGTACTTACCCAGAAGTCGGATTAAAGGAAGCGCGTGCGCGGAGGGATGAAGCGCGCGAAGAGGTTGCGCAAGGTAAGGACCCGCGCGAATCGAGGAGGGAGAAGAAGATTGAGCGCCTAGGCGCCCAAGAAAGGACATTCCGCCGCGTCTATGAAGAGTGGCTTGAATTCAGGAAGGGAGGCCTGACCGAGTCGACGGTCAAGGTTATTTCAAACGCAATGGAGCTGGATGTACTTCCGGCATTTGGCCCGCGCCAGATCGACAGCATCAGGCGCGCCGACGTGATTACGCTGATCCGCCGCATAGAGCGGCGCGGCTCGATCACTACCGCCGTTAAGACTCGGCAGTGGACGGGCCAGGTCTTCCGCTATGCGGTTGCGATCGGAATGATTGAGGTAAACCCCACGGCGGAAATGCACGCTGTGACAGAGAAGATGGCGCCGCACAAGAACCGACCTTTCCTGACCTTCGACGAGATGCCGACCATCATAAAGGCTATTGAGGTGAGCCAGTCAGGCCTACAGCTGCAGTGCGCCACCAAGCTGCTCATCCTGACAGCCTGCCGCCCCGCAGAGGTGCGCAAGGCCGAGTGGTCAGAGATCGACCTGGAAACCGCGACCTGGTCCATCCCAGCCGCCAAGATGAAGATGCGCCGCGACCACGTGGTGCCCCTATCGCGCCAAGCGGTCGATATTCTGCGCTTGATGCTGCCGATATCCGGGAACCTAAAGTACGTTTTCCCGAACCGGACGGACCCCATTCGGCCGATCGGCATCAACTACGCGGTGAACCTGATGGACCGGTGTGGCTACACCGGCCGCCAGTCGCCGCACGGGTTCCGGCACTTGTTCTCGACCGAGATGAACAGCCGCGGCTACAACAAGGACTGGATCGAGCGCCAGCTTGCCCATGCCGACAGCAGTACAATCCGCGACGTGTACAACCACGCCACCTATATAGAGCAGCGCCGCGGGATGATGCAGGAATGGGCTGACATGGTATTGCCGGATCGTCATTGAGGACTCTAGCGGCGGTCATGATCCCGAATGCTGTGGGTCACCACCCCCCAAACCTCGAACTGGTCACCCTCCATGATGTACCTGGACGGGAACTTGGGGTTGTCCGGCACCAGCACCACCTGGCGGTCACGGATCATCATCCGCTTGCAGGTGGCATCCCCGTTCAGCGCGGCGATTATGATGCTGCCAGACTTTGGCTCAGCCAGGCGATCGACTATCAGCAGGTCACCGGTATAGATGCCGGCCCCCTGCATGCTGTCGCCCTCCACCTTGACCAGGTAGACGTTGGGCGCGCGCAGTTTGAGCAAATCGTCGATGGACACCTGTAGGTGGTCAGTTTCTGAGGGCATGGTTGAAGGCATGGTGGCTGGCCGATAACTGTATATTGATACAGTATCTGGTGACTTGGCCACATGTGGCAAGCACCGGCCGGCGGCCTAATGCAGTGGCGGCAGCTCCTTGCCTCGCGCCTTGGCCACGGCCCTGAGCTGATAGTCGGATACAGCTTGGAAAAGGGACTCGGCCAGCAGGCGCAGCCGCTCGACCTCCTCCGCCGGCGCGCCATAGTCTTGGGCCTGGTGGTACTCCCGCATGGCGTCGATGGCCTGCTGAATCAGAGGCTCGCCGGCCTCAACCATGCCGATGAAGGTGCGCTTGTCCATTCCGGTGACCTGCTCATTTGGTCAGGCCATTATAGATGGACTCGCACGCCAGGCCCGCTATTCGGCTTCGCTCAAGCGCTGCTGCGAGATCTCCCGCCATTCGGTCAGACTCTTCAAGCAATCCCCCGAGCACCACGACGGCAGTGGTTCCTGCCTGGCGCTGCTGGGTAGCGATGGTGTCGCAGGTGGCTCGGTGGCCGTCGCGCAGTCGGGCGATTTCACCCCGCAGCCCACCAGCAGCAGACTCAGCAGCAGCGGCGCGGCCCTGGGCCAGTTCCAGTTTTTGTCGAGCACTCTCGCCCTCCTTGTCCGCCACAGCTTGGCGGCGTTGATCTTCCTGTCGGGCCTGGGCCGCAGTGCGCCGGTCGCGCTCGGCTACCTGCAGGCGGTAATCTGACAGTTCTGTTCGGGCCTCGGCCGTATCGCCCTGGGCGACCACCACGCGGTACTGCTGGCCGCCGGCCACGAGAACCAGCGCGATCAACCACCAGCACCAGGCCGGTACCGCGCCGAGCCAGTTCAAGCTGCCTCCAGGAACAGATCCCGCTCAGCAGACCGCCGGCGGACCAGCCCGTCCAGCACCTGCCCGCCGGCCTTGTTCCAGCGCGGGAACTGCTCGGCAGCAGCTGCGTAATTACCTGCATTGAGCAGTCGGCGGAGCGTGGAAGATTCAAGATTGGCCGCGCCCAGGTTGTAGGTGAAGCTCATCAGGGCATCCCACTGGTTTTGGTTCAGCGGTGCAGTGACCAGGCGCTGCACTTCTGGCTCGAAGCGTTGCACGTCGTTCAGCAGCATGCGCTCGGCCTGTTCCTTGGTGATCTTCATCCCCGGCTTCACACCCCGGGTGGTGCCATAGCCGATGGTCCAGACGCCGACAGAATCCTGATAGGCCTGCAGGCGAAGGCCCTCGAACGACTTGATGAGGCTCAAGCCACGTTGCGATGTGCGCATTGGGTTTTCTCCAGGCGAAAAAAAGCCCGCGCTGGGCGGGCACTAGTTAAATAGTTAACCCTCAGATTTCAATCATAAAAAATACATACAGCCGAAATTATTTAAGCTGATCAATTTTAGATTTCAATTCGTCAATCGTTAACGCATAAGCGATTCCTACATTTGCTGATCTTTCCATTTCAGTAATTATCTGCTGAACCTGCCGTGTAACAATTGAAAATGCGGCGGCAACATCTATTGACTTATCGTATCTCTTGCTCGAACTCAAACGATATTCATCTAATGAATTCGAGAAATTAGAAATGCTGGAATCTAGCCACTTCTTAAGATCTGGCATTGCATTACTAAAACCATATGCCTTTTTAGTAACTATACCTATCACATCTCCAGTCTTAGCGCAAATCAGCGGGCCACCTGAATTAGATGAATTGATACAGCAATCTATCTGGATGGCTTTGGCATCATTAAACCAAGCAATACTTGATATTCGCCCAAACTGTGCAACCAATGTGTTAGAATACAGAGGAAACCCAAGCGCTATCACTTCATCACCCAGCATCTGTGGATGATCAGGATTAAGATCAAAATTAAAGACCTTCTCGACCGCACAGTTTAAGCTCGGAATATTTAGAATCGCATAGTCAAGATTATTTTCGTCGCTACCTGATACCAAGGAGCCCCTAAACTCCTCGCATGTCAAATTGACGCATCTTCTTTCGAGAGATTCCTTGTGCGGCTGATAGACTATTACCACCCTACAGTCGACAGCGCCGCTGTATACATGGTGATTTGTCACCAAATATCCTGCGACCATGAACCCGCTACCAGAGCCGCATATTGTATCACCTTTGAAATACTCTATTGCAAAAACTCCCGAGCGAGACATCTGTATGATTTCTTGCTTGTCCATGGTGCGCTCCCCTGCTTTTCGAAAACGAGTAGTGTAGCGGACAAATTCAGTCAATGCCGAATTGCTCATTAGTTCGCGAGACATGGCTGGGCAAGTGCAGTCCCTGAAACCTCCCTGTGACTCAGACCGGTCGACTATTTACGCCACAATACCTTTAGCCACACAGTACCGGCGCGCCCATGCCGCTACGCTATCCATCTCAACATCGGTGAGGGCGCGATTGTAAATTAGGGCAAGAACCTGATCATTCGGCTGCGTAGGAGATCCCGAATAGCTACGACCAACGCGCAGAGGCCCTACAGTGCTGACGACTCGTCCCGCGCCATTGGCCGAGACAATCGAGGCACCTCTAGAGTAGTTTTTCACCAAGCTACCTGCCGCAGCAGGAGCTCTGAACCCGTAGATCTGGAAGGATGCAAGGTTGGCTTCCGGTAGGTTTGCTCCGCCCTCCGCGCTTCGTTGAGCGTTACCAATCGCATACTTCAAAGAGAGGTCGGCATAGAGGATGATGCCCAGGCTGGAGCCGAAATTACCGACTAAACCAGCTAGGCCTGATGAGCCAGAAGCACGCGCAACAGTGAAGATTGTCATATTAGCCGACTCTTCAGCTGCAGTTTGCAGGTAGGCGGCCGCCCCAAAACTTGCAAAGCCATTACCTACTGTTGGCGTTCCGATGACACTAGCATCAGGCATTCCCGGGGCATAGTTGTACCCCAGCATGGAGAGGCCCTCGCCAAACAAATAAGCTCCCGTCAACCCCGACACAACCGGAATTTCGAAACCGTAAATGGACGGATAGCCCTCACCTGGAAGACTTACCCCAAGATTCAGTGCATTAGACATGATTTCCTCAGATATTAAAGAGCTTTCGATTTAAGGAGCGGATCATTGCATGCGCACCTGTGTCGTTCAAATGGACATTATCAGCGAACATGCCAAGTGCGTTTTCCGATGCGTATGCGCCGAAATCATCGTGCAGATTGTAAAACTCGTGCCCCTCATTGATACACCACTCATACATCACATCTCTGTATTTGTACAGAGGTGTAACAACACTGAACGAAGGGTTAGTTTGCGCCGGAACAATGAACACTAGTCCAGCATTTGGCGTAACGCTACGCACTTGACTTGCAACGGACTGCAATGCGGATATGAACACATCTGGCCGAGAATCGACAACCACCTGATCATTGGTGCCTAGGATTACCAGCACAAGATCTAGATCCATTGGCGCAACATAGCGACCAATATTCTCAGCGTACCCTAATAACCTTTTGCTACGGCTACTACCATTACCCATGCGATTTATTTGGTAGCCATCCTTCGCGCCGTCAACATAAAATCCGCACAAAGTAACAGATCCGGTATTGCCCACAGTGTCGATTTCGATGTTGTGCGCTCCTGCTCCCAAGCCAGTTACACTGACAATCGTGCCAGTCGATACTGTCACCCAATCGCCCCCGTCGACTCTATATCTGAAGGATCCAGTTAGATCTCCATAGTAAATTGAGATGGCGCTGGCATTATCGGTGGTCAAGGACGCGGTCGCCGTGGCGGTGGAGGTAACTCGAGCATAGCCATCCGGCCCCGCGGCCTTCCCCGTCAGGTCAACCTCCGATCCATCAAGCATCGCCCAGTCGCTGGAATAGGTGTAAGTGGTTGTGCCGTCGATCACGCCTGTCGGGCCGGCGCTGACGAAGCCATCACTGCATTTCGGGAATTTACCAGCGAGTAAGTTGCGCAGAGCTCTAGGAATAGCGGGAAGCTCGCCCCAGGAATCAGAAATTAGGCCAACCCTGATCTTGGAGCTGGGTACACCTGCTTCAAGCCGGGAAATTTTCGCCCGTAGCTTGAAAAGTGTTCTCCCATCGGTCGACAGAGGTGCAACGGCGTCGTACTTCGCGACCCTTGGAGCAAATTTCCCTTTCAGCAACTTTTGGGATATTGCTTTCGCCCCTAAACTGCCATCACTTTCAATCCACAAGGCAACTTTCCCAAGATCATCAACCGCAATTGGAATGTTGCTTTGTGATGATTTTACTCTTCTTATGAAACCCTTTAGGGAGCTTTCAGATATTCCTTTTGAAGAGAGCAGTCCGCTTGAGTCCAGCCAAACGGCAATTTTCCCGTCAGCACCTATAACAATCGGGGTGATATTTTTCATTCCTTCGTAATTCTCAATCACTCCCCTAACAGCTGTTTTTTGTAATCCCCTGGCATCGAAATTCCCTTCGTCGTCTATCCAAATAGCAACTTTCCCATCAGCCGACACGCAGACAGGTATGATGGATGGTTCTTGGCGATCAACTTTGGTAACCGCAGAGTCAAACTGACTTTGGAATATTGGCTGATCGTTAAATCTAATCCAATTCTCTGCGGTGTTATCCCATTGATACCAGCCGTTCAGGCTTTTATCTGGATCGCCATCTACGACCCCCACGACAGCATCCCTTTCTTGCGGGTCAGCAAGCATCTCAGCATAGGATGTGTATCGCTTGTTGTTCAGATCTGCACCGAGATTAGCGGCCGTCTGCTCCATCTGCTGCTTTGCGGCAGTTGCAGCTGTGTTGACCGTTCCGACGATAACGTTTATCTGGGAAAGTCCGCTGGCCGCTAGCCGATTGAAGAATGCCCAGGTGTAGAGGTTCTGCCCCAGGCGCCCCTTGAACGTGTCGCCGTTGCTGTTCATCCCCTGGTCGAAGTTCGTCGAGTTATCGAACAGGTCCCGCGGATCGCTTGAGCCGAGTGGGTTGTTGGTGTTGTAAGCCATGTTTTCTCCGGGCACAAAAAAGCCCGCGCTGGGCGGGCATGCTCGTCAGGGTCCGGTCAGGCCGGCGGGAATAAGTCGTCGTAGGTGTAAACGCGGGCGTCGTAGGGCATGCCCTTCATCGCCACATTGCCGTTTGCAGGATCGGAACTGGTGATCAGCACGGGGTATGCCCACCGCGAAGCCGGGCCGAACAGGATGTGCGGTGGCTCAAGCGGGCCGTCGACCTCTGGCGTGAAGTCCAGCGCAGCTACCGAGGCGGTGTAGTCGTCAATTCGCACCGCATCCCAGGGACCAGATAGCGTGCCGTCCAGGCGGCGCAAACCAATCAGGTTTTGCTCGGTATATGACCATTCCAGAGGTTCTGAGCTTCGCAGCAGTGTCCCCGATTCGGTCACCGTAAACGCCAGCAGAATCGCGCTCTGGCACCGCTTTGGCGCGTCATCAGCAACGGCCGCAAAGCTGAGGTAGCCGCTGTTGCTGCCGTCCATCTCGGTTTCCCATGTGTAGATGTCGGTCCGATACTTCTGGTGGCCACGCCGGCGCATGCCGAAGCGCCAGGCCCTAGCTTTTTCGCTGAACCCGGGCATCTTGATCTTCTCGACCTTGGTGCCCAGATCGCCCGGCCAGCGGCACTCGACCGTCTCCCACGCCCAGGTTTCCCGCGAGAAGTACTCCACGTCTACGCCGTCGAAGTCGTTGATCGACGGCATGGCGCCGCTGATCTTCAACATCTTGGTCATGTTCTGCGGCGAGTAGGTCTGCGTTTTCGGGCCATAGGTCACGTCGAACGCGGCACGGGCGCTGTCACGAACCGGGCGCAGCAGGCCCCGGAAGGTCACAAGCTCCGCAAAGCCACACGCAAGAGCGTTGTTCACCATGTCCTTGACGGTGATCGTCGAGTCCAGCGTCTCGTCGTAGGTGTCGCCGCGGGCTACGCAAATATCGTGGAAGGCCTGCCACTCTGGCAGATCAAGGTCATCGTCCGTATACCCGCGCTGCTTCAGCTGGTAGATGCACCAAGGCACGATGTCGCGGCTTGGCGCGTTACCGCCCTGCATCAGCGGCAGGATGCGGGTTACCTCGGCACTGACCTGGCTCTCCGACTGCGCCGAAAGGCGGTCACCGCCCCTGATGTTGCAGGTCATGACTGTCAGGCCTGGGTAGCTCGTAGGCGAATTTAGCATCCGCCCGCGCAGGTCAGTCCAAGTTGCATCATCCCGGGCTTCGTCGTTGATTCTGCCAGGGCGATCTTTGTACAGTTTTCGCACTCGGGCCTCTGCGCGCATCGCATAGGGCAGGAATATCCTCTCAGTGAAGCCCTGAGCGTCCAGCGAGCCGCCAATTTTCTCCAGTTCAATGACAGTCCATGCTCCTGCCAAGTCCATGTCGCGGTACTCGAACACGTAGTAGGTCGGGATCTCGTAAATCTGCCCTTCGCGACCAATGCCCGCCAGGCCGTTGGCGTAGGTAACCGTCCATTCAAGCTCGGTGACCTTCTCGTTTTCAGGGCAGCATGCGAACGGGCCGCGGTATCCGCCCTGCAGGTTAGAAGCGTCCAGCGTGATCAGGCCGTTGACTGTCTGCATGTTGTTGAAGCCAGGCCAGCCTGCATCGGTCGAGCCTGACGAGGTAAGCCGGTCCACCTCGATGAGACTGGTGCTGAAGGCTGTGATCCGGTATCGGAGCCCGCGCGGGCCGATGGTGGCCAGGCCCTGGCCCAGGGCAAGGCCCACCACGGGCGAGCCGCCGTCGTAGTCCAGCGTCATTTCCGCTGGCTGCTCTGGTATTCCGTTTGTGGTCGCGGTGCCTGTAACTCCAACCGGCGACGAGCCGAGGATGGTTGAGGCGCCGTTAGCGCTGATAGATTGCCCACTAAACGGTGTCACTTCCACGAAGCGCAAACGGCCACTGCTCTGCTCGGCTTGGAATGGCATCCCGCTGAGCAGCGTGTTCAGCGTCGAGACCAGGCCAGCCAGGTCAGTTGCCGCGGTGCTTAGGGTGACTGGGTAGGTCGAACTGCCGCGCACCAGGTTGAACGTGAGCGGGGTTACGTTGAAGTCGTAGCGAGTGGGCGCCGCCGATCCGGTGCGTGTCGATGCTGTGCCAGGGTTGGCCGGTACCGCCGGTGTGTATGGGGTGTAGCTGTGCACCACGTACAGGCCCGCGTTCGCACCGGCTACCTCGATGAGCATGCCCGCCGTGGGGTTCAACATTTCCAGCGGGCCACGGATGATGTCGCGCCCGGCGCCGCCATCGATCACCGTGTAGGTGTATGGCGAGAGCACGCGGATGATGATCCCATTCGACCAGTCGGCCGGGAACTGGCCGGAACCGGCCGGCACGCTGATCGTGTCGCCAACAAACTGGTACGCCGATGCCGTGGCCGACCTGGTGAGGTCGGTGGCCATGGTCAGTTCCAGGCCGGCCGACCCACTGGAGCTTGCCCCGACCTCGGGCACGTTGAACCAGTTGATGTGGGCCGGATCGGCCGACAGATCAGCGCCTGGCGGGTAGATGGTGAAGGTCGCGTCTGACCCCAGGGATATCAGCGGGGTCTCACCCACCTTCACCTTGGTCAATGGAACTTCGTATTCGCCCTCACCGATGTACAGCAGCATTTCAACGCGCTGGTCACGCGGCGCTACGTGATATCGGCGGGGCTGGGTCAGGTAAGACGGATAGACCCGCTGGTGCCCTGCGATCTGGCGCACCGGCTCGCCCAGCTTGACCTTGTTGCCCTTGGCGCTGGCTTCGGTGAGGGGGTCACCCTGCTGGGTGCCGGCACTTGATGGCATGCCGGGCATCTTCGGCATCATCGCCTTGGCCACCGCCTTGACGCCCTTGAACAGAGCGAAGGTGATGGAAAACGGGTCGGTTCCCTTAGGCTCGCGGTAGATCTGAAGCAGGTCGGCAGGCTTGAACTTCACCTTGTGCCACAGGTGCTGCTCGATCAGCTCATCATTGAGCACAACGCTGATGGGCGGGCTTTCGCGACGCTCATACGACGGAGCCAGGGACTTCAGCCACTCCTCGATCGACATGCGGCGATCGGTCTTCCAGGTGCCGAGCGGCGCGGTGTCACTGAGCTTGTTCGGGTAGAACTCGATCACGGTAATAGACCACCTTGGGATGAGCGGCTTCGAACTCGCCGGTTGTCCGGAGGCAGGCGCCACCGGGGTTTGTGTCCAGCACCTTCAGCCGGCCTTCGCTTTCCACCACCACGCCTACGTGCAGGCACAGCGCGCCGCGGAACACGGCGGCGATCGCGCCAGGCTCCGGGGCGCATTCCTCCATGCCCTGGCGCAGGTCGTGATACGCCTCGGTGTTTGCCCTGAGCTTGTTCTTGCCCACGGCTCCCAAGCTGGGAAGCAGCGGCCGTCCGAACACCTGGTGGCGGACTGCGATGCACAGCCCCCAGCAATCGAAGGCAATAGGCCCCCGTGCACCCTCGCGATACGGGGTGCGCATGAATTTCTCGATCATGGTCAGATGTACTTCAGGCCAGGTGCCAAGGTAGTGGTCAGGACGGTGCGCAGACCGTTGGTGTTGAGCAGGTCGAAGAAACCAGCGGTGAGTTTGGCTACGTCGTCTTCATACTCCCGGCTCAGCATCGTCATGCGGTACCGCTCTTGTGGGAAAGAGAGGTCTTCGGCCAGGTATCGGCGGAAGGTGATGATAAATCGGTCGCCGGATGCCTTTGCCTCCTCCACGACCTCTTGCACCTCACCAGTAACGTTATCCAGGCCGAGGACCAGGTTCTGGAACGCGCTGTTGTCGTTCTTCGGCAAGGCCAGGTCCATGGCCATGGCCACAAACGTCAGCGTTCGACCATCCTCGGTGGTGCACACCCGGTCTTCCCAGCCAGAGCAGTACAGATGGGAGACAGTGTCGCCCTCCTTCCTGGCTTCGATGGTGTCCACCAGTTCGCCCCTGCCCGAGGCATAGCACTCCTCGATCAGGCTCATGCTTGTGGCCACTCCCTGTTGATGGCGAGGTCGATTATTTCTTTGCTTAGCCAGTACTGAGGGAACTGCTCCCACGGCGCCGGAATCAGCGGCCGCTCTTTCAACTCAACCACCGCTGAATAGCGCCAGCGGGTGATTTGGGTGAGTTCAGGCCCTTGGTACATGCCCTTGAAGTGCGCCTGGTAGGTCATGAAACCTGCAGGCGTCTGGAGCTGGATCTCGAACCATTCCAGCCCATTGTTGATGGTGCGGGCGTACCAAGCCTCGAAAAGTCCCGCCTCGGCCTGGCTGAAGTTGAAGTTGAACCTAACCTCAGTGGGAACGTAGCGGTGTCGGACGCGATACCGCGTTCGCCCTGTCACCATTTGGGTGGCCCGCATCGGGTCCACCGTACTCAGGCCATACCCCTCCTGAAGAGGAAGCGGCAACTCTGCCGGGTATTGAATCATTGCCATTCCTCAGCTGGGCTGGTGTGGGTTATGTGAGGGGTTTGAGCCCCAGCGCTTCCTCGATTCGAGCCAGACGGCGTTGCAGCAGCTGCTCTTTCTCGTCGAGGGGCTCCGGGGCATGGTCGCTCTGCTGTTCGTCCTGCTCGTGTGTGTCGGCCATGCCAGTCCTCGCTATGTGCCTTGGCGCTTGAGGCCGTAGGTGCTTTCCAGCGCCTGGGCCCGGTCACCGCCGCCGTAGATATCAGCCACGAACAGCTCAACCTCTGCCGTTCCGTCATCCCGCGTCTTCTGGTTCACGGTGCCAGCACGTGACTGGTCCTGAATCAGGCTGACGTAGACGTTGCTGTTCTGGGCAACAGTGCTGCCGTTGCTGGCAGAGCTCGATGACGACGAAGCCGAACGGGCAGATGCGATGGGTGTAACGTTGCCAGTGCGCAGCGCCTCCACAGCCGACACGCCACCAAAGCGGCGAATGTCGGCCTGAGACCAGACCACCTCGCCCTTGTGCACCACCCCTGCAGGCTCGTACTTACCGCCTGCGCCGGTATAGCCGCCCTCGGAGAATCCCTTGAGCAAAGCGTATGCAGCCACAAGTGCAGTTCCGCCAACTACAGCTGCTGCACCGAACGAGCCGATAGAGGCAACAAGCGCGGCGGGAGCCCACGACGCCAGCGTCTCTGCTGCTGCAGCCAGGTTGGCGGTCAGGACAGTGCCGATCGACGACAGGCTACTGGCCGTCGTGACCGCGTCCGTAGTCAGCTTGGCCGTGGTCTTGACGCCTTCCGCGGCTACTGTCTCGGTTGCCTCAGCTTCGATCCCGGCAAGCTTGAGGGCCTGCATGACAAGGAACCGAGCTGTGATTTCCGAGAACGCGCTGAGCATCGAGTTGGCAATGTCGCCGGCCAGATTGCCGAAGGCATCACTGAGGCTTTCCGTACCCTTGACCAATCCTTGGATGCTGCCGGAAATCGACGAGGTGGCGTCACCCAGAATCGACTCGGTCGCGCTCCTGGCCTGCTCGTTGTAGTTGGTGGCGAGATCGACGTAGTTCTGCCACGACTCCGATACCCCAGTGAGCCACTCCGACCGCATTGCATCCTGAGCGGCGTAGTAGTTCTGCTGGTCGACCATGCGTGTGGCCAGGGCCGCGCGCAGCGCCTCCGTTTCGCCCTTGTAGAGGTCGGTGTCCTCAGCCGTGGGGTTCTTGATCTTGTTGTAGTCATAGGTCAGCTTTTCCAGCTTCTTCTGATAATCCTGCTGGATTTTCAGGTCATCCTGGAGTCGCTTCCGGGTCCTATCACTTTGCCCGGCACCCGCCAGTTCGGCCTCTTGACCCTGGCGCGCAAGGTCGGTCTCCGACTTCAAGCTCTCCGTAAAGGCTAGGAGCTTTGCCTCGTTCTCTAGCCTAATGTTGGTGAGCTCGTTCTCCTTCTCAAGGGCCGCATTCCGCTTCAGTTGAGCGGTAATCAGCTCCTGGCTTGCCAGCAGTGACTTTTGATCAGCTGTCAGCGTTTTCTTGCCCTTGATGTCAGCGAGCTCTTGCTCCCACTTAATTAGCTCTCTGGCTGCAGCGCCAAGCTTGCTCGACTCGCCGGTCTGGGCGGTAATCAGTGATTTTTGCTCTACGAGTACGGCGTACTGCTTGCGCGCATCGTCTAGCGCCTTGTTGCCGGCGCTCTCGGTGTAGGCCTTGTTAGAGTCGCGGATGGCTTTTGCAGCATCCTTGTTTGCCTGTTCCTGGGCTTTCTTCGCACTCGCGGCCGAGAGGATTGCGGCCTTGTCAGCCTCGGTCAGATCGGCGTGCTCGGCAATGTAGCGGTTCGCCTCCTTGACTGCGTCGTTGTTGTCTTGGAGCTTGGCGAGCTGCTTCTGGAGGGTTTCGAGGTAGGTTTTGCCGGCAGAGCTAAAACCTCCTTTGGCAACATTGTTCTCGTTAGTCGATGCGGTATTTTGGTCGATTATCTCCGTTTGCAGGCCGAGAACGTCGTTCACCTGATTCAGGATCTGGATGTTATCGCCAACAACCCCAGCTTGTTTTTCCCAGCTTTTCAGCTGTGCGGGGCTAACCTGCCCACTAGCTGCAGCCTCCCGGAGAATAGGCCCAAGTGCCTGGCCGCTCTCTTTGGCCGCATCAAGCTTCGCAACCAGCTCGTCAAATGCCCGGGACTGCTCAGCGATTTTTGCCAGATCAACGAAGTCGGCATTCGGAGTGTCAACCACTGCTGATTGGATGGATGCCTTGAGGGCTTTGTAAGACGCCTCCACCTCAAGAACTGCGCCAGCCTGCTTATCCTTCCATTCATTTAGGCGGGCTTTCTGCTGATCCTGGTTTAGCTTGTTGAACTCTTGCCTCAACTGGTCTACCGACTTGCCAAGATCGGTCAGATCTCCTTTCAGGCGCTCTGACTTGCTGCTGAAGTCGACGAAAGATAGAGCTACTGCGCCGCTTATGAAAAGCAGGCCCAGCGGCCCGCCCAGCATTCCAAGAAGTCCTGATCCGGCCGAAGAAAGCCCTGCCAGAGCCTTGGAGGTAAGGCTCGCAGCCTCTGCTGCCTTCGTCGAAGCCACAGTTGCCGCATTCACTACGGAAGTCGTCTCCCCGTATGCCAGGACTGCTGCGGTTCTGGCAGCGTAAGCAGCCTCAATCTGCGCAGAGGAAGCAACTGTCGTTGCAGCCAGGGTGCGTTCAGCGGTAGCAACCTGAGCGGTTATTGCGGCGTGCGCCTGACTCAGCTCAGCAAGTCGAGCAACCGAAGCCGCACGACCCTTCTCGGATATCTGGGCGCGAAGCCTTTGAGCCTCAAGCTCTCGCTCAGCAACCAGAGAGGCCTGCACCGCAGTTATTCGATTGAGTTCAGCGCCGAGAGCTTCGCGCTCGGCAACCACCTGGCGCTGAGCCGAGGCGATTTGAGCATTCGCCCTGTCCACTGACGCCTTGGCATCTGCTTGCTTCGCTTGGGCAGCCTCAAGATCCAGTTTGGCAGAGAGCGCAGCCTCTTTGTTTGCCACTCTGGTCGAGTTGGCGGCATAAACAGCTTCCGCACCCTGTTGAGCAAAGCCACCAGCAACCCTGGCAAGGGCGGCATAAAGGCCAGTCATCATCATCTGCTCAAGCGCAGACGAGTTTTCTTGCACAGAGGAAAGCGCCTTCGGGAGGCCGCCATCGATAGCACTCGAAAGAGCTAGGATCTGCTTGGCGAATGCCCCAGTAGTTCCAACTGCCTGATCGAGCTCGCCAACGAAGCCTGTGAACGAGTTTCCAAGCGCCGTTAGACTGCTGCTGATGGTTGGCACAATCTTAGAAAACTGGTCATCCACTGCATTGGCCTGGGCCTGGAGCGCCTTCACAACAGCGTCAGCAGTCAAAGCCCCTTCTGCACCAAGGCTTCTCAGTTCGCCAACAGTCTTTCCCATCCCCTTGGCAATAGCCTGGGCAAGCGCTGGCGCCTGCTCCAAGACACTATTCAGTTCTTCTCCGCGTAGTGTGCCCGATGCGAATGCCTGTCCAAGCTGGACCAGCGCAGCATCGGCGGCCTGGGCAGAAGTACCAGAAATTGCGAGGGTTTTGCTGATGGTTCCAACAATTCCTGCAACGCCTTTGCCGGTCAGGCTCAACTCAGCCTGGTTGGTTGCAATTCTCTGAAATAATTCTGCAGTCGCTGTCAGCGGCTGTCGCGACTCCTGCGCAATCGAGAATATGGACTTCTGCGCTTCCGCCAGCTGCGCAGACCCATCGGTTACCAGCCGGAGGCGGTTGTTCAAAGTGGCGAACGCCTCAGATGCATCATAAAACGCCTTCACACTGAAGGCTGCCGCAAGCGGCCCGGCCAGCCCGGATGCAGCCGAGGCTAGCGACTTCACTTGGCGCTCCAGGCTCTGCATCTGCACTGCCGACGACTGAGCGTTCCTGCCTGCGCCAGATATCGAGCTGCCCGCACTGGACATTGTCGGCACAGTGCGCAGGCCTGCGTCGTTCAGCCCCTCCAGGGCGCGCCGCATGTCCGCTGCCTTTTGCTCTGCGCTGCGCGCATCAAGCTCAATAACGAGCCGTGATGTCAGGGCCATGCGTTTTCTCCGGGCGTAAAAAAACCGGCATTTAGCCGGTTCAGTGATTCGGTTGCTCCTGATGCCTAGTTCGCATCAGGAAAAGCCGCCTTTTTGTTGGCAGCATTCATTCTTTCAATTGCCGACGCGCTGCATGCTCGATAGTAGTCTTCCGCGTTGTCTGGCCCCGCTTTCGAATATGCAAAGGCTGCGTCTACCATGCCCAGCACAGGCTTCGGGATATCCTTCCCAAAAGACGCAATCACCTGTTCTCTACTGGCGCCTTTTAAACGAGCGTCGGCCACTCGAGCCACTACCCTGCTCCCGGCATGACAAATGCCCGCCTCGGAAAATGCTTGCTGGGTGTTCAGGTATAGTGAAACCCCTTTATCCGCTCCTTGGGTGGGTTCGGCGGATAAAGCCGAAAGCGGGACAGCAGCCAGAATCATCGACATCAATACTTTCATGCACTTCCTCCTTGACAGATTCTGAGAATCTACCATCACCAGCAGGATGCGCCAAAACCCCGCCAATGCAGGGTGAAAAAGAAAAGGCACCGTAAGATGCCCTCTCGATGCCGTTTACGGCCCATGTCAAACCAAACCATGCCATGACCAGCCACAGCACGCCTTGTCACGCCCCAGCTCAACTGGCAGCTTATGCCACCGCAATGCTCCCTCAGGGAAGGAGCATTACGCTGTTTTCAGCCCAAAGCTAACCACAACCTAACTTGCCAAACCGGGGGATACCCAGCCGTACCTCGTGATGCTTTCGCATCGCAATGCCCTCTCGCAGAAAGGGCATGACGCTACTCAGTTCAACGCCTTTTTTGCCATCCCGTGCAGTGCGGAAAGCTTCGCGACCTGGTCTAGGTTGTCCCGGCGCTGATCGTCAGTCAGCTCAGTGATGCGCAGGTGACGCAGTTTCTGCCCGGCACCGCGAAACACTTTTCTAACTCCACGCCCCAACTCTTCCATGGCCACGCCAGTCTGCTCATGCGGCGGCACCCACCGGTAGCCCCGCCCGCGCACTGACTGCAGGCAGACCTGGTGATCTCGCAGAAGCTCAGCCTTAAATGCCTCGACGTTTGCCAGCCACTCGAACTGCCGGTCGCGGAACTGATCGACTGTGAGCGACTTGGATTCGCCCATGGACGGCATGCCGAATCTATCCTCAAGCCATTCGTGACCCACAAGGTCGCCATACTTGAACGCCTTGAGGAAGTCCTCGACCGCCTGTTTGTGGCCTGGATACTTGGTGATCTCAGACATAGGCCACCTCGAAGCGGCCGAAGCGTGGGCGGTACTCGCAAACACCGATCAGCTTGCCGGCGTCCTCAATTGCCTTTTTCACCTCCTGCAGGTCCAGCACATCGGTGTTGATCGCCACCTCAAGCTGGCAGGCCCAGTCGAGAAAGATCGGGCGGTACCGCATGATTTTGGCCTGCCCGACCTTCACGCCACGGCAGTCGACGAAACGCTGATCCTCCCAAAGAGACTCCGGCGTCGATGGGCCGGTGAATTCAAGATCGGCCTTGTCAGTCATTACCAAGGCGCCGCGCTTCCAGTGCGTACCTAGCTTCTGAAGCTTCGCACCTGCGAGGAAAGTCGCATCGAAGTTAGCGCCAGGGATGAAGAAGCCGGACGATGAATCAAAATAGGCACCGGCAATGAACTCAGACCGCGCAATGGCCAGGTGATCATCATCAGTTTTCTTGCGCTTGGCAGTCAGTTCCTTGTGAGCCTTCGTTGCCGGGTGCAGCGGGTTAGCCAGCTTGTCGGAGTGCATCATCAGCGGCGAGGTACCCTTGATGCTCAAGGTCAGCAGTTCCATGCTCATGCGGCGCCCCTCCCTTCAACCGGACCAACAGCGTAGCGCTGCGGTCTCTCGACCGCTTGATTTAGCCCCGCGATGAACGAACCCAGCGAGTCCAGCTTATTACGGTAAGTTCTGAGCTCCCACCAGGCACCACGAATGTCATAACCCGCCTCTTCCAACTGCCAGAGCAGCTGCTCCAGAGGCGTACCTTCACCTTGAAGGTCGCGAAGGTCATGCAGCGTGACGTCCAGCCAGGCCTTTTCATTACCGCGCTGAATCAACATACCCTCACGCCGAGCGGCGAGAGACTCGATCGGGTAGTGAATTTCCAGATCCGGCTTGGCTCTCTCCCGCCCCAGAAACTCCCCCTCAAGCGTGTAGGCAGCAACGAAGTTGCAGGCGTTCGCCAACTCTTCCGCCGGAATCAAGGCGGTCTTTTGCACGTTGAAGCGGGTGCGCAGACGACTTTTCACGGTGTGCCGGAAGCTGCGCTGCAGGGTAGCTGGAAGCGAGTAGGCCTTCTGGTCGATCACTCGATCCAACACAACCTCTCCGCTGCTGCCAATCACTGCACCTACCAGATCACCAACAAGCACATCCGGCTTCAGGCTCAGTCGTTTCGCCATATCGTTGAAGGCGAAGATGTAGCCTTCCTTCACCGCAGCAGCCTTTGCGCCGGTAAAGCCCATCACCAGAAACATGAAACCGTCCTTGGTCATCTCGAACGCTTCATAGGTGTTGCCGCGGTGCTCAAATTGAACCGACGAAAAGTTGTCGGTTAAAAATTGATCAGAGCAATCCAGTGCTCTTACCTTGGCGAGCACATGATTGTGCAGTTTGCCAAAAGCCGTGGCGACCTGGTGGGTAGTGGTGAAGGCCTTGCCGTCTCGTGCCTCCACGAATTTGCGCATGTCAACCACTGTGGTAGTATTGGTCATGACGTTGTTTTCCTGATCGATTACTGCGTTGATCTCCGAAGCCTCAGTGTTCCCGCACTGGGGCTTCTTCGTTTTCAGGCTGTGGCCTGCTGCTTCTGCATTTCTCGCCATTTCAGACCCTCCTCAATCAGCAGGCCCAATTCAGCATTAAGGCTACGGCGATTTTTTTTCGCCTCTTCCTCTGCTTGAGTTTTCACTACAGCAACCAGGCTCAACGGGTAACGAGACTTGCTTTCGCCCTTCATTGGACACCTCTTTATCAATCACCAGGCATCATTAGGCATCACTTTTAAGTGTCTTGTCAACATCATTTGGCATCATCTGTTGCGTGAAATATATTTCGCAGACATCATTGATTGACTGATGAATTTGGAATCACCATGCGCCATCCAAAGGGTTTCCCTGCAAAGCTCGCACGGCTACGTGCAAACGCCGAGATGACCCAGAAAGACCTTGCCAAGGTATCTGGGATCAGTGTTCCTCAAATTGGTCGCTATGAGACCGGGCTGTCGATGCCCCGAATGACGGCTTTGGTCAAGCTATCCAAAGCACTTGGCGTCACCGTTGAACAGCTCCAGGATTTCGATGATGAGCCGGAGTCGGTATCTATCATTCTTGAGGAGCAGGATGGCGTTGAGCTTCCGATGACGATCCAGAAAACCGCGATGGATAAGCTTCAGCAGCTATCCGACGATACCGGGCAGCCATTGGAGGAGGTAATTTCTGGCGCTCTCCTCTGGGGCTTGAAGATGATCAAGGAGAACCCTGAAATGGCGGACGACTTCAGGAAAAGGATTGCCGCTAGCAAAAAGAAGGATTCATCAGGCGGATAACCCCAAGCCCGGCCATGCGCCGGGCTACTCGCCATCCTCATCTTCCGACAGCGCGACCTCATCCAAGGCGAACATCACCTCGTCAACGAGCCGCCTGGGCAAGGGCAGCGGGTGCACCTCAAGCCAGTCAGTGATCTCCCGCGCAGATAGCCTCAGCGGCTGCACTGCGGCGGCGCCAACCAGGTAGCGCCGGCCGCGCGCTGCGTTGCGGAACGCGTTAAGTAGGCTGCCGGTGATCACATCGAGCTCAGGCTCATCCGGTACCGCAATACGCAGCTTCTGGTAGATCAGGCTTCGCTTTTCGGTTCGCTGGCCCCAGGTTCGCTCCCATTGGAAGCGCTCGACTGCTTTCCCTTGATGTCGTCCTGCTCCTTCTTGTTGTCAGCGGCAATGGCGGCAGCCCGCCTGATGGCGAATAGGAAAAAGTCGATATCACCGCGCAGCATATCTGCGCCAACAGTTTCGCTGTAGGCCAGCGGCTTGCCGTTCTCGTCCTGGGCGCCCTGCCAATCTCGGACGATGAACTGGGCCAGCAGCATGCAGTGGTTATCGTGCTCGGTCTTCTCCCCCTCGATCACGCCAACGCTACCTTCGCCGAACTGGGCGTCATTTCGGGCCAGGCGACGGCGCATACGCTCAAGGGCAACTTGGTACTGCTCGTTGTCCAGCGGCATCAGCAGGACCTTGGTGTCAGGATCGTATTCTTCCCAGCGCGCCTCTGCGCTCTTGGTGGTGCCGACCTTCTTCAGCTTGAGAGCCATGAATCATCCTCACGCCACGCCATAAAAGGACTGGCCCGGGCGGCGTAAACCCGGGGCAGCCAAAAGGAGATGCAGGTTACGCGGTGACCGTGATGGCCGAGGTTGCGGTCTTGGTCGGGTCCGACACGCTGGTGGCAGTGATGACTGCCGAGCCGGCGGCCACGCCGGCGACCAGGCCGGATGCGTTGACCGTGGCGATCGACGGCGCCGAGCTGCTCCAGGTGACATCCTGGGATGCGCCAGATGGCAGCGCGGATGCAGTCAGCTGGCGGGTCGCAGATACGGCAATCGAGGCGGTGGCTGGGGTGACCGACACGCTAGCAACGGGAACGAACGGCGCGCGGGTAATGGTCGGGGCCTGCTTGGCTACCGTCCAGTTCAACGTCACTTCGATCAAGTCCCGCTTGCCGCCATTCGGCAGGTCGCCATCGACCTCAATCGCCGGGAAGGACAGGTCATAGCGGTTGCCGAGGCTGTCGGTGATCGGGAACTCCAGCGCGATGGTCTTACGCGTGAAGGTGTTCTTCCAGATCTGCCATGCGCGGCTCGACCAGGCAAGGGTGACAGTGCCAGTGATGGCCGCTTCGGTCGCGATCTGAGCGCCAGGCCCGAGCTTGCTGTTGCCGATGCAGCGCTGCGCCTGCAAGCTGTTGTCGAGGTTGATGGTCAGCGCAGAAACGCAGGCCACCCCTTCCAGGCTTTGCCCGTCCACCGTGATGGTGCCCACGTTCAAATTGCTCATGAATGGGCTGTCGGTCGGAGGATTGATACTCAATACGGTGCTGGTGTCGCCGTCGGCATAGTCTAGGCCGGCCAGGCTGAAGGTTGCCGTGATCTTGCCGTCGGACGGAATATCAAGGGCGAACACCGAAACGTGCATACCTCGGAACAAGGTGTACACGCTGACATCATTGAAGTTTTTCGCGATGCTGAAGGTGCGGCGAGTATCGCCAACTGTCAGGACATCGCCGGTCCAGGTGCCGTAAAACGCCGCTTCGAGCAGCTTGTCGAACGAGCCGTAGGACAGCTCACCTACCAGGTCGCCCTGAATGTCGGCGCTGGATGCGACAGAGCCTTGGCTGATGCGGGACTCGGTGATCTCATCGCTGACCTGGGTGTTCACGGTCGGAGAAAGTGTGTTGCTGGTCAGGCGTAGGGTATCCCATGCGCCTGTGTCCGGGGTTAGGCCCGGAGTAGTCTCGCTAATTAAGTAACTGGTGACGCGCGCGCCGCTGCTCATGGTTTATCTCCGTTCTGCGGGCATAAAAAACCCGCTCGCGGCGGGTGGGGTCATGGTCTTTCTGATCAGCCGGCGCGGAACCGGACGTTTACGTTGTATTGGCGGAAGCCTTCAAACTCGTAAGCGTCAACAACGCCAGTTTCGATGCACTCGAGCCCTCCTGAGCTCCAGTACGAGAAATGCGCCTCCAGAGCGTCAGCTAGTGCATTCAGGCCCTTAATCCCAGTCTGCTCCCGGGCAAAGCACTGGACGACGATCATGCCCGGCTTCCGTGTGTGCGGGCGATCAGCCATGCCGGCCATGAATGGCGTTGCGTAGGCTATGTTCAGTCGGCACCAAAGACCTGATGCAGGCGGTTTGAAAGCCCCTGATGTGTCCTTGTCTTTGGCTTGAAATTGGGCGTTTGGGTAGTAAATCCTGTCCTGCTCAATGCCCGTAAAGGCCCTCATTCGCAGGATTACCGCGTCGTAGATTTCACTGTACGTCATGATGCATACGCCGCCGCTACGCTAGTGAAAGCAAGCCCAAATACACCGCTTGGGGCCTGTTTGGAGTGTCCGTTCTCAAGACGCTCGGCATAGATCAGGTTATTTTGCAGAAATACCAAGCTATATGGCTTCAACCCTCCCAAGATCGCTTGGCCAGCTGCCAAGGTCGCCCCGCCGCCCTTGTCCGCCTTGTCGACGGTGGCGAATACCGGAGAGCCGATGCTGACTATGGTGTTTCCACGAAAACGCCCGGTATCTACCGGAGACCTGAGAACGATCTCCCCAAGAATCGCCATGGCAATGATTCGAGTCTGCCTGACCAGGTCGCTCTCGATCTGATCCATGAAGGCTGTTGGTGACAGCGACCAGCCGGCCATCACGACCTCCTGAGTTGCAGGCGGTATGTGGCCGATGCTGGATCAGCCCGAGCCGTCTTGACTTCGTAGGCGAGCTGCTGCGTACGGTCCATAAGGTCAGGCGCTGTTACCTTGTGACCAACATCGGGCACATCGTTTATTTCGTTGGCAAGAACCGTCAGGCGGAGATCGCCGACCAGGATGTTGATGTTGTCGACCCGCCGGTCTTCGTAGCGAGACAGCACGCCACGGCCCGTGTACGTCACTGGCTGCGCCGTGCTGACCTCCTCGACCGGATCCCAGTCGCCGGGCCCCATGTACTCGCCCGTGAAATCCACGACCGCATTAGCCAAGTCTGAGTCGAAAGCCTGGGCCAAATCGGCCTGCAGTTCATCGCGAAGTCCCATATCAGCCCCTCACGATCTTGGTTTGGCCGCTGCTGTTCAGGTGATGCGCCAGCAACGCCAGGGCGAACGACTCACCAGCGCTGATGGTTCGGGAGGATTCGGAGTAGGTTTTGCTGCTGGAAACCCCGTCAGCGTTGACCGACTTGCTCAGCACGCCGGTCTCCTTGCTGCCGTAGATGTTCCCTGCTGCAGCCTCCCGGGCAATCTCGGCGCCGGCCTGGATGACGTCGTTCGGTACCGGGTCGAACTCAGGCAGGCCGAGATTGGTGAGCCAGGTGTTGGCCATCAGCACCGCCCGGGCCTTCTGGTCGTCGGGCGCCCAGGTCGGCCCAAGCAGGGCGTCTACCTGCTCGACGGTGACGTAGATGGTCATTACGCGGCCTCGTCCAGCAGCTTCTTGAGGTCTTCCAGGCTGGCGTCAGGGCTGAATTGCACGCCCTTTTCGATCAGGGAGGCCTGCAGCTTTGCCTTCAGCTCGACTTCTTCGGCAGCCTTCTTGTCGGCAGCGGACTTTCCAGCCTTCGAGCCTTTGGCCTCCTTCAGCGGCTCCGGGTGCTCGTAGCCATCGGGCGCAAAGCGCGCATCGATGATCTTGTAGCCCTTCTGCCGCAGATCGGCCTTGCGCTCTGGGGTGACCGGGTGTTTCTCGTAAATCACTTTCTCGCTCATGGCGATCTCCTGGGAAGGCGCCCCGGAGGGCGCGGTACCGGTTACTTGGTGGCGTCACCGATGGTCAGCACGCCGGCCGAGGCCTTGATGCTGTTCGCCACCAGGTCCCAGTTGGTGCCGGTGGACAGTTCGGCATTGGTCGGCGACTTGCCGCCGTTGGCGGTGTCCCAGGTGTAGCCCTTGAGGCCCAGGCCGAAGGTGTAGTCGGCCTGCATGGTGGTCTCGATACGCTCCTTGCCGTTGGAGGTCTCGATGTTGGTGATCAGGTCGGAACCATCCATCACCACCGCGGCGCCGTCAGCCAGACTGAGCACCTTCTGCTTGTTCGGGGTGCCGGCCTCGTACAGAGCCGGGGCGTCGGTGATGATCACGGCCTTGCCGAGGATGTCGACCACCTGCACGCCGGAGAACTGGAACAGACGCTCGGCGTTGGCGAGGTTCTGGCCGACCAGCTTGTGGTACATGGCACCGGTCATTACCTGGGCCACCAGGCGCTGGGAAGCGTCGCCGAACAGCGCGTGGGCGTTGTTGATCGCGACGTAGGTCACGCCAGCAGTGGCCGAAACGTCGTTGGTGGCGCTCGGCTGGTTGCCGATGGCGCCAGCCAGGGCAGAGATGGCGGTGTTCAGCTGGTCCGCCATGATGGCTTCTGACAGGTTCCGGCTGATCACTTCCAGCGCTTCTTCCGGGTTCTTCTGGATCCAGGAGAGCTGGGAAGGCTCCCACAGGATCGGGCCGAAGCCGCCGGCGATCTTCACCGAGTCGTACTGCTTCTGGGCCAGTGGGGTGGAAGCCTGGGCGCCGTTGGCTGCGTAGCGGTCGACACGACGCTGGGCTCCGTGCAAGCCGGCCCAGAACGATTCCTGCAAGAAGTCGCCGTCGATGCCCTGGGTGGTCAGGCGGATGGCGCCGGCCGAGGATGCGTTGAACTTCTCGACATCCTGAGCCAGGGTCTCGATGGTGGTGCGCTTGAGGTATTCGTTGAATACCTTCATGTTCGAAAGGGCCATTGGGCCTCCTTATTCGCTTGCGGTCAGGCCCTTGATGGCTTCCAGGCGTTCAGCCTTGGTTCCACCGAAGTTGCCCTTCGTGGTTTTGTGCTGGCCACCGCCGTTCGGCGCGCCGCCGCCATTGGCGCCGGAGCTCTTCAGGATGTGGTCGCGATGGGGGTACTGCGAGACGAGGGTTTCGAGCGCTTCGTTGAAGTCGGCCAGTTCACCCGGGCGAGCGCGGCTGAAGATCTTCTGGCCTTGGGTGTCGTAAGCGACGACCTTGCCTTCCTCGATCTTGAAGTTGCTGCCAAAGGCGGCCTGGACCATGTCAGCGGGAACAGCCATCTTCTCGGCGATGAACTGTGAGCGCGCGAAGCTGCCGCCGATCTTCTCGGCATACAGCTGCTGCTCGAAGGTCTGCGCCTTGCCGTTGGCTTCATCCAGCTGGGTTTGGAAGGCCTTGCTGATTTCGCCCTTCACCTTCTCGATCTCGCCGGCATCCACCAGCTTCTTGGCGTCGAGGTTGGCAACGATCTCCAGGGCTTTCTTGGCGGCCGCAGCATCTTCGATGCCTTCGAACGCCTTCGCAGTTTTCTCGAAGCTGTCCGCGCGCTCACGGTGCGACTTCGCCTCGGCATTCAGCCGGGTGATGGTGTTGCGAGTGCCAACTGCATCGAAAGCGACATCCTTGCCGTCGTCATCGGTGTAGACGGGCTTGCCATCTTCGATAACTGCGTACTGCTTGCCATCCACTTCAACAGTCTTGAGTTTCATCTCGTCTCTCTGGGCCATCCGGCCTGTTGGTGAGCCATCCGGCCCCAGGTCGCCCCGTCCATCCGAACCGCAGGCATGAAAAAGCCCCGCACTGGGCGAGGCTTTGCAATTGCGCGCCACGAAATGGCGCTTTGGTGTTTTGTGGCGCGGGCTACAACAGCCGATCCCGCAGCTCATCGAGCGTCAGGAACTTGCCCTTGTCGTTGTAGAAGTCCTGCAGCTTCAGCTTGTCCTGGCGCAGCAGCTTCCCCCGCTCCGGGCCAAGGATCTCGTCCTGGCGGGCAGCAGGCTGGCGTGCAAGCCATTGTGCGTACGTGGTCTGCTGCGGTACTTGGCCGTCCATGCTCGCCCGGGTCGCCGCGTCACTGATCCCCAGCGACAAAGCGCTCTTGAGGATCGGCAGCTTGGTCGAGCGGCAGCAGAAGTGGATACGGCCCGGGCCGGCCAGCCACGGCACCTTGTGCCCGATGGGCCGGTAGGTGCCCAGCGTGTACGGCAGGCGGTCACGGATTCGGCAGGTCGTCGATGTCCGGTTATCCAGCGTGCTCAGCCACTCAACATGGCTGATGATGTCGCTGTTGGCCTCGAACGCCTTGTCGCTGGCCGTCTCTGCTGTGCTGGACACCGCCGACCGGACAACCGCCTCCACCTCCCGGCGAGACTTCTGCAGGATGCCATCAGCGTACTTCTCCGCCTTGGTGCCCATGATCTGCCGGACGATCTCCGGCGTCGTTCGGCCCTCAAGCACTCCAGACCGCACGGCATCGCGGATGGACGCAGCGCGGTCAGCCTCAATGCCCGCCATCCACTCGCTGAGCATCCGCCCCTGGAATGGCCTTGCCAGCGCAATGGCTCGTACCTGACTGAACTGTGCCACGGCAACCGGGAATCGCGCCTGCACAAGCTCAGGAACAGCCGCTGTAAGCGCAGCGGCCTGAAAGGCAATCTCGTAACTGGCCACGCCGTCGATTACGCCTGTGAGCGCCTGCTGCAGGCTAAAGAACGTCGATTGATTGATCCGCAGCACGGGCGCCAGAGCGGCATCGATCGCTGCAACGGACGCGCCGGCATCCAGGCTGTCGATGGCAGCGATGAGCGCTGCCCTCAGCTCAGGGTCAGAACTGTTCAGGATCCTGATGATCGCCACGACCTGGCTGTTGCTCAGCCTGGAGAGATCAACTTCATGGCCGATCAGCTCGTCCAGCAGCTTCTCGTTGGCGGTCTTCATCACAGCGTACCGAGAGCCGGGCCCTGGGCCTCAATCTTCGCCAGCTCCTCTTCCCAGTCGTATTCGTCGCTGATCACCCCGCGGCGCTGCATCTCGGTGAACAGCGTCTCCTTGCTGATCATCCCGGCATTGGCCATGGATACCAGTGTCGGCAGCGACACCTCCGGCATGTAGTCGACATCGAAGTTGCCGCGCATCTCGACAGTGCCGCCATCGCCTAGGCCGCGATAATCGGCCATGAACTGGAGCAGTTGCGCCAGGCAGTCGGCGAAGTGGTTCGCCATGCGTGCCAGCGGGGACAGTTCCTGCGCCGCCTCCTCCTCCGCCTGGGTGGCGGTCTTGGTGGCTGTTTTGTCTGGCGTCAGCAGCTTGGCCCCGGCCATGCGCATCTCGTTGATCAAGTCCTGCAGCGCGGTGCGACCCGCATCGACGGCTTGGCCGGTGTGCTCGACATACTTGAGGTCACCATCCTTGGGCAGATCGGTCAGCTGGCCGGTACCCACCTTGAACTCTGGCGGAATCACCTTCCCCTGGTTGTCGTACTGGGTCTGGATGCCGATGCGAACCAGGATCGGGACGCGGATCACGTGAAGAATGTTGTCCTGGTCGCTCTGGCTCTGCCAGTGCTTCACGTTCAGGTGCGCCAACTCAATCAGCGGCGGCTTGGCCGTCATGAAGCCGGTGCGGCCGGTGTAAAAGGTGACCCATGGGATAGCGGTCAGGCTGTTGGTGCCTTCGTCGTGCTGAACCCAGGCGCCGCCGTTGGTGCCTTTCCGGTAGGTGCGCCAGGAGCCAGGCTCCAGCACGCGGATCTGCTCGACGCACTTGGCGCCGAATTCGCCATCTTCCTCCTCGACAACCTCGATGTAGCGGATCATGGTCAGCACGCCGCCCTTGGAGCGCCAGCCCAGCACCTGCTCAGGCCTCACCATCACAACGTATGGGCGCACACCAGCGGCCTGCTCGTCTGCCTGGGTCTTCAGCTCGCCCGCTGGCGGGTGATCCACGAAAGCATGGCACAGGCCGTGGCTCAGCCCCTCGCCGAAGAACCTCACCGCCCAGGAATTTAGGTCGTTGCCGGCATGGTCGATGTCCTTGGTCATCTCGACGATGACTTCGGGCACATCGTCGCCCACCTGAAGCGGCTCAGCGAACACCCGGGAGGTCATGTTGCCCACGGTCTCGGAATACGCCGGCAGCAGGGTCGAGAGGCGCAGGCGCTCTTTGTAGGCCTCGTCGTCTTCGGCTGGGTACTGCGGCAGCAGGGTCTTGCCCGCCGCGCGCATCGCCATCGTTCCACCCATGAGCGGCGAGATCACGGCCCAGTAGGCGCGCATCGCGTCGACAGCGGGCAGCGTGATGCTCGGGTTATCGCTCATGGTCACATTCTCAGGGATTGGGTCGTGAAGACCGGTCGCTCAATTGGGTAATCGTGGTGGATGAAGTAGCCGCCGGCGTCGTTCGCGTGGTCCACGCCGGATTTCTTGTCTGGCTCGCCGTTGGCAGCCCACACCTGCTGCTCCAGGCCGTCTGCGTAGGTCGGGCAGCGCAGCGGGTTGATCAGGTAGCGCCGCTCGCCATTCGCGTTGCAGAACATCGCGTTCATGGCGTTGATCCGGTCTTTTACCGGGGGGTTGGCATCGGGCGCGATCACGCTAAACCCGGCCTGACGCAGGATGGCGATGTCCGTCTCGCTGGCGTTCACCGACTTGCGCGACCCGCCCGAGGCGTCGGGGTAGATCCTGATCTCGCAGGTCTTCTCGTAGTCGCGGCCGTTGTGCCGCCAGTAGCGCTCCTTGATGCGCCGGATCATGTCCGGGGTATCGAAGCCGTCGATCAGCTCATCCACGGCCCTTGGCTTTCCGTCAGGCCGTTTGACATGGACGATCGCCGCCATCTTTCCGACGTTGAAGTCCATGCCGATGAACAGGGGTTCTCCAGGCTCTACGGTGTCGAAGCAGGAATTCAGCTTCCGGTCGTAGGCGTGGTAGATCGACCCGGAGTTCAGGTTGACGAACTGGCCGTTGAGGTAGGCTAGGATGAGCTGGGCCGGATAGGACTCCATCAGCGACGGGATGTAGTCGGGCGGCAGGTTCAGCTCGTTGTCGAACGTGCTGGCCTGCACCAGGCCGTACATGCCCTGCAGGGCCGGCTTCTCGCGCAACTGTTTCACGAACTGCTGGTAGACGAACTTGAACCCCTCAGGGGTCGTCGTCACATCCACACCGTTCTTCAGCCCAGGCACGTTGTAGCGCATCCGGGCAATGATCTTGCGCCAGGCGTGCTCGGCCTTGAGCGCGGGCAGAACATCGAGCTCGTCGACCAAGGCGTGCCCGATCTTGAAGCCCACGATGGTCTGCGGCTTCTCCATCGAGCGGCAGATGGTCGTGCTGCGGTATTGGCCGCCGCTGTAGAACTCGACCTCCTTGTCGCTCTCCTTCGTCTTGATCTTCAGGCCCCAGTCGAAGGCGACCTCCTCGATGGTCGGGAAGAAGATGTCGCGGATCTGCGGGTACGTCGGAGCAAAGTAGCCGGAGTCGATCCGAGGCCACTCCCAGACGTGCTTGCACAGCGCCGCGCAACCCACCCAGGTCTTACCGGAGCCGAACCCGGCCACGAAGCCGCGGAACTTCTGCTCCATCCGCAGGAAGCTGGCCTGGGGCACGTTAAGTGACGGCATCCGGCTTCCTCGCATCCACCACGTCGACCTGCACCCGGGTGGGCGGCACGTTGTCGTGGGGATTTTCGTTCTTGGTCTGGCGGTTCACGTAAACGTCGCCGACCTCTTTAGCCGCCTGCTCCAGCAACTGGGCAGTCAAAGCCATGTTCTTCATGGACTCGGCCTTCTCAGCCATGCGGCCCAGCGCACGGAGGCGGTATGCGCGGTGCGCGATCGGAATGTCGGCCGTCTCGGTGGTGAACCGCTCCCGGCATGCATGGAACATGTCCACCCAGCGCTTGGCCAGGCCGCGACCGGCGTACTTGGTTGGGTCATGCCCTTCGCAAACCTGGCGACTGACATCTACCCCGAATTCTTTCTTGACGGCCTCCACCACCTGACTGGGTGTATCGAAGCAGGCCAGAGCCTGAACAATGAAGGCTTTGACCTCGCTTCGTAGTGCTGCCATGTGAATGTCATCCGTCAGGACCTGTCAGGATTCAGGCCGACTTGAGCAGGCAGGTTCCGCAGGCCCTCGAAATGTTGATCTTGGCCACCTCAGGCGGCCGGCTTGCAGCGTCGATCAGCTGCTGTACGTCGTGTCCGGCACCGTAGCGCCTCACCACCCCGACGAACTCTTCCACATCATGACCACGAAGCGTCAGGCTAGGCAGCCCGTCCTGGGTGAACTTCGGCGCGCCGTACTGATCGAGCTTCTGGGCAATGTGGTACAGCTCATGTTCGATGAGGGCGCAGAACTCGGTGTCGGAGCACTGGGAGCAGTAATCCGCAGCGAGGGTGATGACGAAGCCCGGCACCTCGCCGAACCAGTCGATCATCTGCTGCTCTTGCCTGGCCTTCTGCCACCCGCCAGTTCGAAACATCACAGCCTCGGCCTGGCCTACCACGGTTCGACCTTGCTTCTCGAAGCAGGCAGACGCCCACAGGAAGCGTAGCGGCGCGTCGATCAGGTGCGCGTGGTCAGGGTTGTGCAGCTCGCCACTCTCGCTGAGGATCGCTGCCTGTACCCATTCGCCCACCTCGGGCGCTGGCTGAAGCCTGGTTCCGAGCATCGATAGCTCGGTCAGCTCAAGGAGATCAGCCGGAGGAACTGTCCTTTCCATGCTGGTCAATCCTCATAGTCCGAACCTTGCCGCCGGTGTAAATATCCCGCTTCATCGCGGCGCGCACAGCCTCTTCGGCACTTGCGCCCATGTCCATTGCTGCCAGGGCATAGGCCGAGCCGCTGCCGATCGCGTCAGGGTTGGCCGGGTCGAGGTCCTGCCGCCATACGCCGGTCTTGTCGTCATGGCCTACCATCTGCAGCCTGCCGCCATCCACCACGTAGCCCGAGCACTCGACAGGCACCGGCGATGGCGTGCCGAAGTAGGCCGCAATCAGGGCCTTCTCGTCACACACGGCACCGGATAGGAAGAAGCTGACGCCATCCACGACGGTGAGCTTTTGGCAATCATCGGAAACGATGGAGCCACTGCGGGTCTGGCGGGAGTCGTAGGCAATCACGCCATCCTTGTAGGCGATGGTGGTCATTCAGGATGAACCTCGATCTTGATGCCGCGCCCTACCCAGTAGCTGATACGCTCCGGGCATGGTTCGCGACCGGTAATCTGTGCAACGGCGAGGACGCCGGCCAGGTAGCATTTGAGCCACCAGCGATGGCGGAAAACGATGCGTGCGGATACCGATGCCATATCACTGCCCTGGCGCCTCTGAACGGCGCATAACGACCTTTGAGATTGGCTAGACGCCCTTACGACTCATCCCATAGCCATCGACCATGGGGGTGCTGAGGCGCTGACCAGAGATAACCTCGCCCAGGCTCAGCCCATGGCGCGAACGGCTGGACTCGATTCCATCGGCCTGATCCTTGGCGACCAGAGCATCAGCCACCAGATCTGCCTGTTGGCCGTTATCGAACTCCCCCACCGCTACGGATGAGGCACCTTGGGCGCCGCCCTCGCTTGCGCCGTCAAGGGCATAGCGGGTAACGATGTAGCGGGTAACCGGGCGAACTTGGTATTCGGTCTTCATGGGGATTCTCCGGCCTGCGCACAGGCTGAGTTGATGGCGCGCCACGAAACGGCGCATGCCGAATTTGTGGCGCGGCTTATGTGAAGACGTGGCCGCGACGGGCCCAGGCATAGGCCACCACCCCAGCGTGAAGCATCACGCCGAATGGGTTGACCCAGTGTCCTTGCAGGGCGGTGACGAATGCGCCGAACCCACCGATCGCCACCAGGTAGAAGGCGATGCTCAGCATGGGCTGATCGGCTGGGCGGACCTTGCGCAGGTAGTCGCATGCGGCGACCACCACCAGGACGCACAGGAAGACGTCCAAGGCGGTAAGCGCTGAAACCAGGATGTTGTTCATATCAGGCACCTCGCGCCGTGACGAACGACCCCATGGCAGCCTTGATCGCGGGGATGATGTTCATGGCGGTGAGGCCAAGCACGAACGCTACCCCGCACAGCAGATCATCAGTGACCGCAAGCTCAAGCTTTGGAGCAAGCCAGGCGGTGACGGGCTGGGTCAGGTAGACCGAGAAGCCGAAGCCAGTGGCGACCGCAGTAGCAGCCTGGAATCGGGTCAGATCCTTCAGGAAGCCAAGCGACAGGATCGAGCCGATGAATGCAGCCATCACCACCCCGTACTTGCCCAGCACTACGCTCGCGGCGGCGCTTGTTGGTTCGGCCAT